AACTTCACCTAAGACTACACTATCCTTACATAGAAGAACTTGTATATTAGATGGAGGATAGCTTTTACTACCTTTCTCTATAGTGATACTCATCTCTTACCACCGTCATAGGCTTTAGCATGGCCTACTCTGATCATCTCATCATTGAGAGATTCACCAAGATCTTCTGCATCTTCTTTGTAGTCCCACATAACGCCAAGCCACCTACCGAACTTACCTTTTTTGAGGGTTTGTACGATAATAGTCTTACCTTCGATACGAGACTTGAGATAGTCCTTAGCTTCATAACCTCGCTTCTTTTCTTCGAGGTCTTTAGTGCGGATTTCGGGCGTGTCAATCCCAATCATTCTTACCTTGACCCTAGCAAAGTGTTTCATGCCTTGATCAATCATAAGTGTTACGGTGTCTCCGTCATATACGGAAAGAACTTCAGCTTTGTAGTGGTATAAGTATTTCAATAGTCATACTCATACATAGACTGAAACTTTTTGTTGTATTCGTTTAACAACTCTTTTGCAGCCATTATCTCAACTTTGGTGTCTTCAGGGGCGGGGTCGTCTTCCTGAGTACTAATGTAATCTATGAACTCTTCTGCCTCTTTTATAGTCGCATCATACTCTTTCTTACTTTTGGGGTCATCTTGAAATATATAGATGTTGTTTTTATGATAATCAATGTAATCTCTGGCTACCTCTTTCTTAGGGGCTTCTTTCTTCGGAGCTTCTTTCTTCGGAGCTTCTTTCTTCGGAGCTTCTGCCTTCCCCTTATTGTTTTCTTCTTTACCTTCAGCCATCGACACCACTGACTTGATGTACCCCTCGTATTCAGTTTGCCAAATCTTCATATAAGCATCTTTCAAACTCGGATTCTTTACCTTACTGAAGCCTGAAATGGTTTTTAGAGAAACCTCTTTTTCTCGGTCTGTCCCTTTACTTGTTTTGAACTTTACTTTCATCTTCTTTTTAAGATTATCCGTCCAAGACTTTTTTAAGGAAGCACCCTCTTTACCCAAAGCTTTAAAAATAGAAGCAAAAGCTTTCTTTCTTTCTGAGGGTTTAGCTTTAGGGTCTTGAATGATTGCACTCTGCTCTGCAATCGTAAGAGCAGGCTTTTTGGGCTTTTTACCCTTTCCTGCTGTTCTCACCAAATGCTCAATTTGAGTTAGTCTTTCCACCCCCAAGTCTGAGAAGTAAGGACTCAGTTCAACATCAAGATTACTTGTTTTGCTTGAGAGAGAAGGTAAGTAATGATCAACTTTCACACCTTGGGATGCGTATTTCATCACAGCAAGAGAACTTCTCCAATAGTTAGATTGTTCACTTGCATTTTTTAAACGATGTGATGAGGCTCTTTCCTCGTCTGCCATATCAGATATAAGACTAAAGGTTGCTTGAGCTACTTTACCGTTAGGGTACTTTAAAGCAACTTTGATAAGTGGGACGATACATAGCTTGTGCATAGGGGTTCCTTTCATGAAAGTCTTATCTAACTCACTCTATCAATAAAGTATAAGAAAGGCACATGAAGGACTTATTCAGTTTCAGTGGTTGGTGTTTTATCTAAACCCACTGTGGATTTTATTTTTGACTTGATGATTTTGATGACATAAGCATTTAATGCCCCTGCCGAAGCTCCAAGCCATAGGTCAAGAATATCATTACTTAAAGAGTACCCTACAATCGCTCCTGTAATGACAGCAAAGAGGCGAATGGTGGCTTCAGATTTTTCAGCACAAGTTTTGAAGATGAATGGTTTTACAATTTCAGTCACCGCATAACTAACAATAGCCGCCACGACTATAAGATAGACATGACCAATATGATCATATTTTTCTATTTTAGGAGCAGGAGGACCCATCAGAGTCTCGGTCGTTTCTGTTTTTTTAGTCTCGTTACTCATAAGCCTCCTATGGTTTTTAAAGCATCCTTACAAGTGATCCTTTAATAATCTATATACAGTATCAGTCGCTTCGTCTAAACTATCAACTTCAATGTCTCTGCCATGAGGGTTAGAGACATTTAAGACCCGATAAGAGATATTCCCTTTTTTGTCCATTTCAATACCCGTAATCTCAGAAATGAAACCATCTGTTGTAGTAGTCCGAATCACTTTCTTTCTATCTTGATCCATAATGGACATGACCTTGTATTCTCCTTTTGGGAAAGCCCATTGTAACCTTTTTACTGCTCTTCTTAATTCCTGATTACTAACAGGGGTGCTAAGTAGTCCAAATAATCTTGCTTCCATATGTCTTGAAGCAACTCGTTGTACTGATTTATTCATCTTCTTTTTCCTCTTCTGGTTCGGGTGTTTCATCTACGCCTAGTGATTTCTTGACTTTAGCTTTAAACATTTTTATCACGAAAGCATTGATAGCTCCCGCACTTGCTCCCATATAGACATCAATCATCTTAAGTGGGTTTGATAAATGGTAGGCAATACCCGCACCCGTGAGTATCGCAAATAGTCTAATCACAGCATCCGACTTTTCGGTGCAGGTTTTCCAAATGAAAGGTTTAATGATTTGAGTTAAGGCTAAACTCAAAATAGCGACAACCACTACAAGATAAGCATGACCTATAAAGACATCTTTCATCTCCGCACCTGTTGGGTTTACATCCACAAGTTGTGCTGTCACCTTGCATCCTAATTCACCCTCGAAAAATTCACATTCTCGATCAACGCCATCGTTGTCCGAGCAGATTATCTTATCACTGCCAACAAAGTGACAGTGTTCAGGTAATGGTGTAGTGCCTAGTGGTATGTTTCCATCACTCATGGGTTGCCCCTAATCTCAAAGCTACTTGTTGGTTCGGCTTCATTTTATACTCCTTTAATAAGTACAGTAGAGGTACTAATAAACAAATTACAAAAGGAGAACCACTATGGGTGCAGGGGTAATGCTATTATGCGGTAATAAAGCCCTCATAATGAAAAGAACACATTATAAATACGACAAGTGGTCGGGCTATTGGGACTTCCCAGGAGGACAGGGCGAACCAAATGAAACGACTTATCAGACAGCTCTTAGGGAGACTGAAGAAGAGACAGGTATAACTCCCGACCAATACAAGGTAGTCGATCATGTTGAGGACAGGATTTACACCATGTATGTTGGAATCTGTAAAACAGAGATAGAACCTGTTTTAGACCATGAGCATACTGAATGGGAATGGGTCTTGATTTCTAAGATCCCAAGTATGTTTAGTGAGATACACCCCAAAGATTGGAGAGGGTTTAAAAAGTTCTACCGACTTTAACTCACCAAACTTGAAAGTGGACTCCCAACGACCATGTGTTAGAACCATCAGCACCAAATACCCAACCAAGACCAGGAGCTATATTGAGGTTTTTACCCGCTATATATGGATGCCATGTTCCCATCAGCCCTAGATACTGATTAGATTCTGTAAGGGCAAAGTTCCCACCGAACCGATACTCCCCTTTACGGAGATTCAAAAAGCTACCCCCAATAGACAGACCAAAGTCACTCGCTTGATATGTTGAGCCTACAAGCAAACTTGGTTCAAACAAACTTAACCCTAAACGCCCAATAGGTGCATCAACCTTTGGGACATAAATCAGTCTAGGATCTAAGTTTTTATCTCCTTTCATGAGTTTACTCTCAAGACCCTCTATCTCCACAAACTCTCCTTGTTCATCAAAGTACCCACCATAAATGTGCATACCTTGATTTTGAACCGCACCCGAACCGAGTTTGGATTGATCCTCACCATAAGTGATCGCCACCACCTTAAATGCTAAGTTGAGGTCGAGACTCCCTTTTCCTTCCCATATGTTTCTACTTGAGAAAGTATATATGGGTCTACCTTTTAGAGAGAAAGGTGAGTGCCAGCTAAACTCAAATGTTTCACATCTCTCTGGGTGGTCTGCACATCGGGTTTGATCTTGTCTACTCACACCTTTCCAGCTTTTAGGGGGAGGAGGGGTTTTTCTTTGGCGATCTACTTTTTTACCTATGCGAGAGATCCCTTGATCGAGTCTTGCTTCCATTCTAACAAAGCGTTTGCTGATTGAGTCTACTTTTGCTCCCGTTTCAGAAGTATACTTCCCTATAGCGTCTTGGGTCTTTTGGTCAAGTCCACTAATGATTTCTTTTGCTCTTTGTTCAAGCGTGGCACGATCAACCATCTGAGATTTCACAGTACCTAAAGTCTCATTCATATTGGTTATCTTTGTAGCGTTCTCACTAAGAACACCTGCAATCTGATCTTGTATTGTAGCGTCCATTCGTTGCATTTTATAGACAGTCCAAGCATTACCCCCCACCGATACAAGAAAGAGGCTTGCAAGTCCATACAGGGCGTATTTAAAGTATAGTTCTGACATAGTTAATCTC